TACTCTGATATGAGGCAGTATGAGGATTTGGTTACGCTCTATGTAGGCAAAACCGATGCCCGGAAAGCACCCAACGCAAGGATTGAAGAGGCTGTTGTACTTGCTCGTAATTTTCTTGAAACAGAACGCACCAAAGGTAAAGCCGACAACGCCGAAACTATCAAGGAAAAGATAGCCAAGGAAGCGGAAGCGTCCGGCTTTGAATCTTCTTCGCACTCATCAGAAAAAAAGAAGGATGAGGACGGAGAAACTTACGATGATTATATAAAATCTCGCAAAACCAATTATGCTTCTGCGAGAAACATTTAGGAGTTAACTTATGGCTTGGACAGATTTGCAGTACAACGCCAGTAGCGGTCAGGGCGCTTATTTGCACAACCCTCGGCTGTCTCAGGAGCTTCGACATGCACTTGTTCCCCTTATGAAATTTCGACAGTTCGTCGACATTAAAGAGGGTTGGGGCAAAGGCGTCGGAGACACGTTGTACTTTGACAAAGTAGGAAGAATTAGTACCGCTGGTGGAACATTGGTTGAAACCAATGCGATGCCAGAGCATCAGTTCACGATTACTCGTGGAACTATTGCGGTGTCCGAATACGGAAATAGTATTCCGTATACGGGCAAGTTAGAAGCATTGAGCAACTTCGATGTGCAGAATCCTGTGATAAGGGTATTGCGCGACGATATGGCCTCTGTATTAGACAAAGCCTGTGGTCTTGAATTCAAGAAAACAGGTCGTAAATACATTGCAACCTCAACAGTTGCCGGGACCCTTGAGTCCGTTGCCGATGGTGATACACTCGCCTCTGGTAAGAGCGTCAAGGGCGGATGGCGATTATTCCATATCAAGGAATGCGTCAAAGAGTTAAAGGCTCGTAATATTCCGAAGTACGATGGCGAGAACTATGTCTGCATTGCTTCGGTTTACTTCCTCAATGAGATTATGAAAGACTCTGAGTGGCGAGACAATGTTCGATATGGCGACCCTGCAAGATTGTTTGCTGGCGAAATTGGTCGTATGCACGGCGTTAGGTTTATCGAAGAGACTAACTACCTTCTGGATACTATTGGCTCTGCCAGTGATTTCGGTGAGGCTGTTATCTTTGGTGCCGAGGCTGTAATAGAAGGAATTGTTTTGCCAGAAGAAATTCGAGCAAAGGTTCCGACAGACTTTGGGCGTTCCAAGGGTCTGGCGTGGTATGGAATTATGGGCTGGGAAAAGATGTGGAAACACACCGACTCAGGTCAGGATGCCCACATTATTCACTTAACTGGTACAGAATAAGGAGATAGATTATGTCTTATGATAGTCCTGATTTCCGCGTCCAGTTAATGCACGGCCCGATTTTTGGTTCGTTTGCTGCGGTTCTGCATACTTCTGCACTTAAAGTTAATACGTCGGTAAACCTTACTGATAGAGTTGAGTTTTTCAGAAACATAAAGCTCCTCGACTTTAAGGTTCTACCCAAGACTGGTCTTGTTCGTGCCGATACGTTAGCAAGTAGCACTTGCAAGATTAGACTAATGAATGGCACCAATGTGGTTGCTACTGCCGTGTATCTTGCGACAGCAGCGTCCTTGGGTGCCATGATTGACGGTGGTATTAGGAGTGGCACATTTGCCAACATTGGCTCAAACTCAGAAGTTTACCTGAATATGGCAATTACAGGTGACGGAACGGTTGAGACGATGACCGCTGGTTCTGTTGACGCGTACATTTTGTACGAACATAGATTCGCTTAATTTAGAAAGGAGAAAAGAGGATGTGGACAAAAGAACTACCCGATGGGTACGAGTCCCGTAAATGTAGGTACCGTATTGCTTCGTTGTGTAAAGGCACCGGTCTTGACTTAAACGTGAGGGACGAGAAAATCGTCCCAAGTGCAATCGGTATTTGTAAAGTGAGAAACCCAAGAGCCGACATAACACTTGATATAAGTGCTAATGACGGCCTTGGGTTATTCTCCGACAATCAATTTGACTATGTGTTTGACTCTCACCAGCTTGGCAACTTTACCTGTACTAAGGCGATTTTGCAGGAATGGTGGAGAGTTATAAAACCCGGTGGGTTCCTAATCCTGTACGAACAGGACAGAGACTTCTATCCACTGGTGGACACACCCGGCGCAGACCCAATGCGAAGAACTGATTTGTACTGGGACGACGCATGGACCATTCTTGACTCTTTTGGTAACGCTGAACTGTTTGCAAGTTCTCGGCACAACGACTCAAACGAGTATTCGTGGCAGTTGGTTGCTCGCAAGAAATTTGCGGTAACAACTAATCCGGCAGAGTCGCTTGTTAATGTCGAGCTTAGCGGCGCTACTGTTTTACCGCGCCAGAAGAAAACAGAGAAAGAGGCTTTGGTTATCCGATATGGTGCGCTTGGTGATACTATATGGGTTACTCCAGTTCTTTCACAACTAAAGAAAGAAGGCTATCACGTTGTCGTAAATATCACGGCAAAGGGCGCCGAGGTTCTCAAGAACAACCCAAACATTGACGAGTTTATAATTCACACAGAACATCAGGATATACCTTACGAGGAACTTGAATATTACTGGCATGTGCTTGGTAGGGACTTCGAGAGGGTAATTAACCTAACAAAGTCCTGCGAGGGCCATTTGATTAAGGTAGAGGGTTCTCGTGAATTTAACTGGCCAAAGGAACTGCGACACGCAGAATGTAACTACAACTTTCAGGACAGACAGATGGAGTTGGCTGGTTATCCAGAACTTAAAGGGTGTGTGCCGGAGTTACACTTCTCTGAAATCGAAGAGGCGCTGGCCGAAACATTTGTGAGCGCCCACAAAGACAAGTTTGTTATCATATGGTCTATGTCTGGGTCAGGCTTTCACAAGACCTATCCATGGTCAGAATACATTGCCGGGGAATTAACTCAACAGTTTAAGGACATCGAGATAATTACCGTTGGCGGAGATGACTGCAAGATACTTGAATGGCAAAATCCTCAAACGATTAACAAGTGTGGAGTTTACACTGTTAGACAATCTTTCTTGCTTGCTAAGTATTCCAATCTTGTCATTGGCGCAGATACGGGAATGCTGAATGCCGCATCTTGTTTTGATACCCCAAAGATTATTTTCATGTCCACCAATACAGAAGAGAACCTTACAAAGTATTGGAAGAATACAACCACCCTGCACAATGACGACTGCGAGTGTTATCCTTGCCATAAGTTGATTTATTCCAATACCTGTCCGAAGGGCAAGTTTAATGTTGCCCCGAAGTGCATGGAGGGCATTGAACCGTCCGTAGTGCTTGAGGCGATAATGATTCGGTATAAGGAATGGAAAGACAAGCAACTCGAAAATAGAAATAAGGAAAAGTGGTGTGCGTTTACTATCGCCGACAGCGACCTTACGCATAGATTGGCCGACAGGGCTAAGAAGTCATTTAATGTTTTCCACCCTGCGATTCCATTTTTCAAACTTGACGCAAGAGACGAAGAGTCTATTCTTGGCGAAGTTCGAGAGTCAACGAGTGCCTGTAAGGCTTTTGAGATAAGACCCAGGTTCATGTCCAAGCTATTAGATGACTACGATGGTGTTATCTATCTTGACGCGGACACTGTGGTCTGCGACAGGCTTGACGAGTTCCTGAAGGGCGATTTTGATATTGCTGGCTCTCTGAATTTAGGAGACGAACCTTATTTGAACGCAGGGGTTAGCGCCTGCAAGAGTAAAGAGTTCTGCGACGAGTGGACTCACTTGATGTATCAAGACGGTGCCGGGCCTTCTAACCAGGTTTATTTTAACCAACTGGCTAACACGCAGCGATATAATCTCAAGATAGTTGATGCCGAAAAGGTTTACTACAACGAGAGGTCTCGTCCATATTGGGGCAAAATGAAGACTTGCTCTGATGGGAAATTGCGAACTCACGGCAGAGTAGTTAAAGTCCTGCATTGGGCAGGTGGGGTAAGCCGAATGGAAGACAAGCTATCGTCGTCTGACTTCAATCAAGAGGTTCGAGAACACCTTGACAAGATAACCGACACGACTGACTTTACCGATATTTTGGGCGTGGAGGTGTCATGCTGGACATAGACGTTGATAAAGAGAAATTGCTTTATCTGAATCTTTACTCCGACGAAATAGGCGGCGAAGATATTGTTGGCGACAGCGGTTATCTTTCAAGAGTCCGGAGCATGTTTGGCGATAGATGCCTTCGTGGCACCGCTCTGGTTCAGCTTGAGAGCATGGAGCCGTTTCTGAGGAATTTGTTTGCACAGATAAGACCGGAAAGAGCAATAGAGATAGGGACGCTATTCGGTGTAACAACGGCTCTGTTAGCACACTATTCTGGCCATGTAATAACCATTGATGTTTC